TTGGAACTTGAGAGCCTGCTTAGGCGTATCAGCCGATACCATGCAAAGAGAGAGAAAACGCTTATCAAAGTGCTTATGGTTTGCTTGGTGCGTATACCCAGTGTGCCCAGTACCAAGTAGCGCAACCATCGAGACAGCATCAAAAGGCACAGCGGCAGGGTCACCGTATGCGCCTAGCCTGATTTTACGAGCGGCAAAGTGTGCGCCATGCTTGGCTAGTTCAAACTTCGGGTAAATGCCTTTAACGTACCCCTTATAGACCGCATTCGGTGCTTGTCCGACATTCACATAGCAAGCGCCCTTGTTGTAGTGTCTGTGTGGACAGTTGCCGCATACAGCCGAATCAGCCCCAGATTGTGTGGCCTCTACTGGGTTTATGTCGGTGCGAATAATCCAAGTCTGCACCATGTCGCCTGTTTTCTTGTTAGACGTAGACATAGTCGCAATCATTGCAATGGGCGAACCATCGAGAACGCTTGCACCCTCCCACATAATGTAGCCACGCGAACGCGGCAATCCAACAACCGTTTTCTTTTTGTCTTGTGATAAATAACGCATATAAAAGTACCTATATAGATGTATGAGTTGCTAAAATACGCCTATATGGTATGGAATGCAAGCAATATATGTAAATATGGCGCATAAACTAAGGAAACTACACCAAATAAGACAAAAACACTGCGAGAGGCTAAAAAGCTGTGGATATATACAGTGCAATCCTGGCCTTTAGACATTTAGACGGCTAAACGTATAGCCATATATTTTAATGGTGACCTATAGAGATATACACTCTGTGTCGACGCACGGAAAACGCATATCATTAGCTAGACATTAGCCACCTCAGTATTAGTCCCTAGTCATCGCCTCCCCTCGATTACCTTAGATGGACTTATGGTGGCTTGTGTTGGCCTTGGTGAATGCTTGGGTTGTCTTGGGTGGTCTTGGGTTTATCCCCATTTGTTAAGAAGACATGACGCCTCATCCCTAAAATAAAAACAAATGTCCCAATATTCCCTAATGGATTCTGATGGATAACCAAGGGATTAAAGAACCCATGAGATAAAACCCCAGTAAAAACAACGACTTACAACTGTCACTCAAGAATTCTTAGGATTCCTAGCGAAAAATCTAGACCCCCAATGGGTTACTAATAGTTTGACTTCAAAAATGCCGTTAAAGGTCACGTTGTTGTTGTTGTTGTCAGACCTTTTGTAAAGGAGTCTCCACCCCAGAGATTCCTCCTTTTAGTTACTCCGCTTATGCAAAAACAAACACAAATCGAACTCTTATAGGAGCGCCCCTAGATGGCTCTTGAAACTGGTACTTACATAGACAGTCTTAATGCGTCTAACCCTGTCGCAACTGACGGTTTAGCCCAAGCAGACGAACACCTGAGACTCATAAAGTCTACAGTTAAGTCTACCTTTCCTAACCTTAGTGGAGCAGTAACAGCCACCCATACAGATATAAACGCTAAGGTTGCTGAACCTGTGTCGGCTATCACCTCAGACGGCTCTACCCCAAGTTTAGCTAGTGATGTCACTGGAGAAGAAGTTAGGACTCTAATTGGTGTTGTAGATTCGGCTATCACTACAGCTACAGATAGCGAAGGTGAAGTTACCCCTGCGTTGGCTTCAGGGATTACAGCCGAAGAAATAAGGGCTTTGATTAGTGCTGCAGATTCGGCTACAACGGCTACCCTACTAAGTGTTTATCCGATTGGCTGTATCTATACCTCTATTGTATCTACTAACCCTAGTACCCTCTTTGGTGGTACTTGGGAGTCCTTTGGACAAGGTAGAGTCTTAGTTGGACATGATGATTCGGCTAACCCAGATAGTGACTTTGTAGCCTCCTCTGGTGACGGTAGTTCTGTACTCGTAGGCGGTGCTAAGACGCACACTTTATCTGTAGATGAAATCCCTAGTCATACGCACACTGTAAGCGGTATAGAAAACCCAAGGGGCACAGGAGCAGACGGCTCTGAAGATGGTGCTTCTAGTTTTACAAACTCTTTGACAACCAGTGCTACTGGTGGTGGTCAGCCCCACAACAACATACAGCCCTATGTAGTTGTCTATATGTGGAAACGAGTAGCTGATTCCGGTGGTGGTGGTGGACACTAAACTCTAAGAAGCACAATGTAAACAATAAGGAACTTAGTATGGGACAACTAGTGCCTATCCGAAATGTTGGTGACATAGGCGTAGTTACTGATATTCTTCCTAGTGCGTTACCTACCAATGCTTTTACTAGAGCGAAGAACGTAAGATTTGATGAAGGCAAGGTGGCTCGATCTCCTGTCTTCAGATCAATCAAAGATAGCCTTGGGATGAACCCAAGGTTTACCTATGGAATCCCTGCGGCATCTAGTGGTGGCTTTGCAGTTATCGTTATAGTGTCTGATGAGTATGCTATTAAGCAGTACGCCAACGGTAGTATCTCTTCTCTCCAGGGAAGTATCTCTACGACCACTGCCAACGCTAGTCCTATAACTGGCACTAGTTTGGCTGATATGGTTTACATCAATAGACAAGACCAAGTACCTGTCTATATGGCTAATGGTGGTTCTAGCTTTGCTGCTCTACCTAATTGGGATGCTAACTGGAGAGCCACATCTATAAGAGCCTATGGTGACTTCTTACTCGCGTTAAACACTACAGAGGGAGGTGTTAATTACCCCTCTAGAGTACGCTACAGTAACCTTACTTTAGCTAACTCAGTACCCGATAGTTGGGATGCTTCAGACACTACTAAGTCAGCAGGCTTTAATGATCTAGTCCAAATGAAGACAGGCATCGTTGATGGCTTAACTTTAGGTACTAACTTCATCATCTACTCAAAAGACCAAGTATGGCTAATGGAATTTGTAGGCGGTACATTCATACACAACTTTAGAAAACTCTTTAGTGACTGTGGTGTTATAAACCAGAATTGTGTAGCCGAAGTAGAAGGCACACATTATGTCTTTGACCACGATGATATCTATGTCCACGACTCCCACACTAGACAATCCATATGTGATAAAAGAGTTAAGAACTACATATTTAGCGGCTTAAATACGGCTAAAACAGACAGGTGTTTTGTACACCACAATGCTGATCTAGACGAAGTGATGTTCTGCTATGTATCGGGTGACGATATGGCTGAATACACTAACGGTGATCGCTGTAATAGAGCGGCTGTATTCAACTACAAGAATCAAACTTGGTCATTCACAGATTTACCTAATGTCTCTAGTGCAACAAACGGTTCTATTAGTGCCTCTGCAACCTACGCAAACACTACAGCGGTTTATGGCACGGTAGGCGGCAGCTACTACACCCAAGAAGCAGGCTACGATGAGCATTCTCTATTTGTAGGCGAAAGTAATACGACTGATGGGATAACCTCAGACAAACTTTATGGGTTAGATTTGAGTGATACAGGAGTATTGGCTTTTCCACTTGATAGTGAAGCCAACAAAAGTCCTCTTTTAGAAAAAGTAGGGATAGACTTAGATGAAATGTCTCCCCTGAGTGGCTACAAAGTAATCAATAAGATTATTCCTCAGATAGACACCCAGAATCCCGATAAGACCTTCAACTTTACTTTTGGTGCATCCGACCTACTGGGTAGTGCTACTAGCTACTCTTCTCCAGTGTCTTTTAATGGTGCTACTGACCACAAGATCGACACAAGAGCCTCTGGCCGTTACCTAAGCTATAAAATAGATGTGGTTGGCTATAAAGACTTTAATTTCATAGGTTTTGATGCAGATGTATTGACCACTGGAAGGAGGTAATAATGGCTGACCTTCCTATTCTAGGGTACAAGCGTCATTCACCCCCAGTGCTTAAAGATAAGTTAGGGGCTAGAGATGCGGTTCTATCGGCACGTAAATCTGGTAGCGTACCTCCAGAAGAAAAGTACCTTACTGATGAACTACAGAGAATTGAGAACTCCTTAGACACTAACAGTCAACAGACCAGAACAGTTAACGATGGTGTTGTCGAGGTTAAGCAAACGGTCATTGATTTGTCAGAGACTGTCGAGACCAACGCAAGTACTGCTTCTGCGGCTATAACGCAAGAAGCCACACTCCGCGTAAGTGCCGACGAAGCCCTAGCCCAACTAAACACTAACTTGACAGCGACTGTAGCCACCAATGCTTCTACAGGTGCTGCAGCTTTAGCTTCTGAACAAATTGTAAGAGCAACAGCAGATAGTGCTTTAGCATCTAACCTTACTACTTTGAGTGCTACAGTTTCCACTGGTGATGCCTCCAATGCAGCAGCAATTACTGCGGAACAGACTGCTAGAGCAAATGCTGATGAGTCACTTACCCTAATCTCAAACACTCAACGTGCATTATTCGGTGCTGCAGTCTCAGACAACTGGGATAGCACTGTAGAGTACACAGGCTCTACTATTGTAGTAGGCAATAACACTGTGGGTACTGGTGATGATGTTGTCTATGGTGGCTTTATCTACAGGTGTAAGGACACACACACTAACAAAGTTCCCCCTAATACCCTTTACTGGGATAGGGTGGACACTGTCGATGCTAAGGTTGCGGCTGCGGTACTCATAGAGTCAACTGCACGATCTACGGCTGATACAGCGCAAGCAGCTACCTCTACTGCACTATCGGGTAGGGTATCTACGTTAGAGAATGACACCACTAATGCTGATGCAATTTCTGTTAATGCCGCAGATATTGTAGATGCTAACGAGTTGATAGTAACTAATGAGTCTGCTACCGCTGAGAGGTTTGGACTAACAGCCGCTAGGTTTGGCATTACAGTTGCTGATACCTATGATAACGCTAGGACTTATCAGGTAGGTGAAGAGGCTATCTACTCAACTATACTATATCGTTGCAAAGCCATTACTTCAGGCAACTTGCCTACGAATACTTTATATTGGGATTTTCAGCAACTAGTTCCGGCTGCTATAAGCGCGGCTGTTCAAACAGAAACTACTGCTCGGACAACCGCTGATACAGCACTAGCCAACGACATTACTACTTTGAGTGCTACGGTAACTTCTGGTGATTCTACAAATGCCGCTGCAATTACTAGTGAGGCCACTGCTAGAGCAACAGCAGATACTTCTTTAGCTTCAGATATCACCACCTTAACTTCTACGGTAAATGGTGTTTCAGCGTCCGTCACTACAGAAGCAAGTACAAGAGCAAGTGCAGACACTGCGTTACTGGGAAGTGTCAATTCAGCAATAGCTTCTGCTGCAAATGCTCAATCTACAGCAGATGGTAAGATAGATACTTTTTATCAGGACGATGCGCCAAGTGGTGTAAGTACTGGTGACCTTTGGTTCGATACAGATGATGGTAATACTTTATATCGCTACTCTGGTACGGCTTGGGTTGTTGCAACTGATTCAGATTTAGCTACAGCTATTAGTAACGCGGCAACTGCTCAATCTACAGCAGATGGTAAGGTAGCAACCTTCTATCAAGATGACGCTCCTACTGCCGAGGGTACTGGTGACCTGTGGGTAGACACCAATGATGGCAATAAACTCTATCGGTGGAGTGGATCAACTTGGACTGTTGTACAGGACACCTCAATTCCGGCTTTAGAAGCACGTTACGGTGTAGCACTGAATGCCAATGGTTACATAACTGGATTCTCTCAGAACAACGATGGTACTACTGGTTCTTTTAAGATAATAGCAGATGACTTCAGAATAATAGACCCAAGCGATACTATAGGTGAACCAGGGACTCAAGTTTTTTCTGTTATCAATGGTGTCGTGACGATGGGTACTGCCCATATTGGAAACCTGAGTATTGGCACAGGAAAACTTGAAGATAACGCTGCCACCGTACTCTCTACTGCCGAGCTTGCGAGTGCCGTGACACTTAGTACTACTTCTCTGGTACTCCTGATGACACTATCTTTCACTGGTAGTGTGGCTGCAGCGGAAGTCCATGCCACCTTCACGGCATCAGGTAGTGGCTCTAACACCATTAGGCTCCACTACTATCACAATGACGTATTCAAGGTAGCTAGATACAAGCAGTATGACGGTACGACAATTACCCTACCAATCACTACAACTAGTGGGGCTAACACCATAAAGGTCTACGGACAACTGTATACAACAGGCTTGGGTTCGGCCTCGATTAATGAGGGATATGTACGATGCTTGGAGACTAAGAAATGATAAAAGAATACACGGTTATAAACACAGAGACCAATGCTGTCTTACGGTATGTAACCTGTCTTCAATCGGGCTCTAGTGCCAACTGTTTTGAGGGTGAATCCATCGTTGAAGGTAGACTTGCAAGGACAGAGACTTCTACCAGTGTAGTGTCCTCTATGAGGAATCTAAGGAATTCTATCTTAGTGTCTACTGATTGGACTCAGCTACCTGACAGCCCTCTAAGCCCTTCCAAGAAAGCAGAGTGGGCTACCTATAGGCAGTCTCTTAGAGACATTCCTAGTAATTATCCTTCTGCAACATCACTGGATGACGTTAATTGGCCTTCGCAGCCAAGTACTTAAACCCTTAATACAACTAAACTAGAGGTATCCCTATGTGGGGCGCAATCATTGGAGGCGCACTAGGAGCATTTGGCTCTCATAGTGCCGCAAAGTCACAGAAAAAAGCGCAAGAGGCACAGCTAAAGGCGCAGATGGAAGGCTACAACTTTTCAAAGCCCTACATTCAACGTAGCTACGACAGAGCCGAAGATGCTCTGAACAGTTCTCTAGAAAAGGGTGCATACCAAGGACAAACTTATGCCGACCAAAATCCCTACTTCTCAGCAGGCAACCACTACATGGGTGGCATGGGTGCGATGGGCGCTCAAGGCGCGTTTGATATCAACCAAGCAGGCAAAGGTTTTGCTAACAACTACAACGACCTCTACAACCAGACGCAAGGCGATAGAATCAAGAATGCACAAGACTACGCCCTAGAAAACTCTGGTGGTCTAGTTAATGCCGCAATGCGTGATGATAAAAGAAATCTTGAAGAAAACACTCTTACTGGCATCAATATGGGTGCTAGTGGCTCTGGAAACATGAATTCCTCTAGAGCAGGCATAGCTGAATCAGTTGCTAACCGTGGATTTGATGATCGTAAAGCTGATATGACAGCTAATATCAATGATAGGTTGATGGATCGCTCCATGAATGCTCAGAATCAACAGTTCCAAGATGCAATGATGGCTAACCAAGGTTTATCTAACTCCTACTTTGGTGGTATTGGTGCTATGCGTGACATGGGTAGATTTATGACAGGCGCAGGCAACAATTTCATGGGTTATCAGCAGGGCTACCTCGATGATCAGCGGAACCGCTTTGAGGACGATAGAGACTTTGCTCTCAATCAGAACATGAAGTACCAAAACGGTATTCTTAGCCGCGCCCAATACAACTCATCCCAAAATCCTCAAGGTGTTACTGCAAGTCCAGGGGCTGCCGCTATTGGTGGCGCTATATCAGGTGCAGGGTGGGGCAACAAATTGGGAGGAATGTTTGGTAATGATAGCTATGCCGCTAGAAATGGTAGTGGTCATTGGGCTGATAATGCAAGTAACTATAACTTTAGACCCAGTGACTTTGGAGGGACATAAGCCATGTACGCAAGCGAAAAAGACTATTGGAAAAAAAAGTACCCTTGGCAGTACCCTTCAGGTGATCTACATCCAGATCAGAGACAGGCTTACTTGGATAGCTACCACAACGCAAGCACAAGAGCCGCACTACTACCACAAGATGGTTATCTGTCTGGTGGACAGTTTGCAGAAGAAGCTAAGTTAGACGGTAGAAAGCTAACAACAGCAGAATCCGTGGACAGAATAAATCCATTTACAGGCCACTATAACCAACAAGAGTACAGAGATAAGTACAACCCAGATGGTAGCTTACGCAACGCTCCATTCAGTATGATGGACTACCTGAACCCTGCTCAAGCATCTTTACCCCAAGAACCTCAGACTAAGCCTGCTTTAGATACTTTACCAGTAGAGAATTTAGATGAGATGGGACAAGGCACTTTCCCTCGCGGAATGCTAGGTCTAGAAGATGCACCTCAAGGAGATGAATCCTTTATTCCCCCTGTAGAAGAACGCCCTTTTAACAAAAACGGTATCTTACAAGGTATAGGTGATTCTCTAGCAGAAGACGATGGTACTGGTTCAGCTACTAATAACAGCCGTTCTCACACTGCTACAGCAGAAGAAATCAAAGCTAAGAAAGAAGCTGACGATAGACGTAACGAGATGCTTATACGAGTTGGTGGTGCAATAGTAGGTGCATCAGGTAGAGGTGGCCTTGCCGCTATCGATGCAGGCACAAAAGAATACGGAAGACTAGCAGATTACAACCGCGCTTTGGAACAGCAAGAAAAAGAGAAGGCGTTGGCTAAACAACAAAAACTTGATGGCCTTTCAGCCACAGAAAGAAAAGCCAACCAAGAGGCTTATAATGAAGTCCAAACTACTATTACCAACAACACGCAAAAAATAGCAACTTTTGAGGGTTATATAGACGCTTTAGATCGCTATGGGGACGGTGTTACTGGCCCGATTATCGACAAACTTGGTGGTAAATATATCGATGCCATGACTCCAGGAGGTGAAGGCAGAACGATGTTACGTCTAGGTCTGGAAGAGGTAGCTGTAGATAAAGCACTACAAAAGATCGCACAGACTAAAGGTGCAATTTCGGATAGAGAAATGAAACTCTTTTTGAAACCCACTCCTAAACTTTGGATGGATGAGGGTGTCTGGAAACTCTACCTACAGATAGAAGTAGAGACTGCAAAGATCATCAATGCGCGTCTTGCAGGCGCTAAAAATGCTGATGGAACACTTGTAAACCGTATAGATGCAGATAGAGAAATGGATGCCAAGCTGAAGGCGCTATATGACCAATATATGGGACTACATGGCGCACAGAAAGCACCAGATAGCGATATCTCAGATGATAATGATGAACTGTTTAACTTTTAAGTAGAGGTTTGTATGTCTGCACAACGCTCCCCTGAAGAATATAAAGCCGCATACGAACACCATAAGGCACAGGGCAACCTAGACAAAGCCCAGAGAGTAGCAGACTTGTACCGCCAACATCTAAAAAGCCAACAAGAGCCAGACAATGCTTTTGAGTACTCTGTAGACCAAGCCCAAAGGATGGGCGGTAAGGGCATTCAAGCCGTAGGCCGCGCTACAGGGCTACAGGGAGTTGAAGATTACGGTACTGGCGTTGTAGAACAGCAAGACCAAGACATTGCCCAAGGTGGTTACACCCCCAAGTACACCAAATCCCTTAGAGATACCTACAATGAAGATGGTATTGGATCAGCAGTAGGTTGGCTTGGTGAAAAGACAGTAGAAAACTCTGTATCTGGGGGTGTCGCACTGGCAGGCGGTTTAGGAACTGCGGCAGTAGCTACCGTTTCTGCCCCTGCAGCCGCAGTGTTAGGACTAGGTACTTTAGCGGCTAGTGGTACTATGGGTGCAGGCGAGGCCGCTTTTGAACAGGAAAATAAAGTAGGTGACTATGATTCTGCTCTTGCTGTAGGACAAGGTGTCCTTATTGGCATCCTAGATAAATTTGGTGCAGGCAAAGTCATACCTAAATCTAAATTGATAAAAATGACTCCAAAGCAAGTCATCGACGAATTAGAGAAGAAAGGCTTTAAAAAAGCCGCAAGAGAAGTTGCTAAGAAGACTGCTTACGAGGGAGCGACAGAAGTTGCTCAAGAAGGAGTGTCTATTGCAGGCGCGGCTAACCGTGGTGGTGATTATGACCAACGTGAATTAGAGGATAGAGGTTTAGAAAGTTTTGCTCTAGGATCAACTAATGCAGGCGTGGCTCAAGGTGTTGTGGGTGGTGCTAGATTAGTCACAGGTAAGCCTGCTAACCTGAGTGACAGAGCGGCACAAGCAGAATTCGCACAACTTCTAGATAGGCTGTCTAAAGAAGGCAATATAGATGGCAAGCCTTTTAATCTCAATGATATAG